CTTTTTTTGCCTTTTCTCTTAGCTAATCGTGAGATTTTATAGAGACCTGCTAATCCATCTGACATATCATCAAACTCACTCTCAGGAAAGTCGTCAAGCTCGTTGAAGAGTTCTTTGTGTTCCCCTACAAAGATGATGCCTTCCTCGTCGAGTGGATACTCTAGTGTGGCTATACGTACTTCTTTGGAGATGGTCATAGCTTTAAACTTTAAAGCTCCCTCGTCGATGCCTTTTTCAATACACATATCTTTGTACCATTCCTTATAGAGAAAAAATCCACCGTTAGTCTCTCCCCCTATGAGATCAAACTTATATTTCTTCTGTAGATTAAAGAGCATCTCAACAGCTTTTTTACCTTTCACTCTCTCTCTATGACTAAGAAATACATAAAGCTTTCTCTCACTCTTCACGAGTCCTGCACCTACTACAGTAGAGTAGTCCCCCTCTTTAGCATCTCCCTTGAAGTCTGTGTAAGCTATGAGCATATCGTAGTGGCTTGGGGCTTGTGTCTTAGAGATGACTTTAAACGTAGCAGAGTCAAAAAGGGTATTGTCTTCGTTCGGTCGGTTCTGCTGTTCCTTATCGAAAGCCCTCTTGTTTGCACTTCTCTTTTGCATTAAGTGTTCTAGTTGTACCCCATCCCAAAGCAAGATAGCCCCTGCATCCATTTGGCTCTTATTAGCTAGATAATAAGCCTTTGCCTCTTCAAGACCATCTCGTCTGTAGAGTGTGGCATAAGTGTCCCACAAGTCCATATTGATAGGATAACGCTCTATAGCTCTGTAAATTTTAGGATTCCAAAATGCTAGTTTGAGTTTTCTGGCTAGTACACTATCTCTGTGCAAAATAGTACCGATGTAAACGATATCAAGTAGGTTTTCTACAGACCCTAAGTTATCTATGGCAGAGTCTAACCACTCTTCTAACTTATCTCTTTGTTTACGGCTTCTTACATTTTCATCATTTTCTAAGTCATCAATGATGGTAAGGTCTGGTCTGTACGTACCATGTTTTACCCCACGTACCTTTTTCCCACTACCATAGCCTTTTATGCGTATGTTGTTGGTAGATACGAAGTCTCCTATTTTCCACTTGTTAGTGATTCTACAAGCGTGAGGGAAGTCTGCATTTAACTGTATATTTTCTTCTAATTCTGCTTTTATGGCTTCTATAAGCGTTTCAGTAAGCTCTATTGCATCAGAAAATATAGTGATAAAATGCTTGAGGTCATAGACAATACACCAGATGGGAAATACCAGGGAAACATCGGTAGATTTACCAAATCCCCTTGGTGCTGCATTAGCAAATTTCTCACCTTGAGTCTTGGTGTTGGCTTTATCTCGTATCTTGTAGTAAATGCTTGATAAATCATCTTGAAGTTTAGAAGTACCAGGTATACTAAAGTAGTGTGGAAAGTAAGTACGTCTGAAGTAGTCGAAGTCCTCTCTACCCTTTGCAAGACGAGCGTCTCTATCTTCTTTTGGAAGCAGAGAACCTTTATCGCGTATCTCCTCTTTTAAATTCTCTGAGAAGTCAGAGAGCCATCCTAAAAACTCTTTACGATTTAGGGCTTTTGCTTCTACAGTGCTACACTCTTGCGTAAACTCTAATAATTCCTCTTTGTTAAATAGTGACATCTGCTAAGCTCTCTTGATTGCTTTCTATCTGCTCGATGATAGTGTTTAAGCATTCTTTGCTTACATGAGGTTGGATAAGTGCGATAACTTGTGAGATGGTCTTCTTGATGATGGTACGAGTGAATGCCTCAGGGTTCTCACTATTTGCGATACGTCTCATCTTAGAGAAACTGTCTCCAAGTTTAGAGATGGCATCTATGCGTTGTTTTGTATTGAGTTCTTTGTCCTCTTTGATGGACTGCAACTCGTCGTACATAAGCCCCACGAAGTCTGCAAAGAGTGACTCTTTGTCTCTACTACTGTTTGAAAGGTGTTTGTCTATCTTCTGTTTGTTCCAGTCATCACCACTCTCAAAGTCTCTGTTTTGATAGTTTACAATAGTACGAGCATGAAGACCTAAGATAGAAGCAATAGACTCTATATCTTTACCGCTAACAAAAAGTACTTTTGCTAGTTCTTTGTTTTTTTGTGCTTTGGTCATCTTATCCCTCTTCCTAATGTTCTTTTGCTAGTACGAAAAGCAAAACTTGTATCTCTCTTACTCCCACTCTCTTGTTCTACTATAGTTGTAGGCATAGAGCCTTTTGCCATCTTGATAAGATAGCTCTCTATGCTCTTTTGCTTCTCTCTGTCCTCATCACTACTAAGTCTGTTTTTCTTTCTTAAATTTAGTACTGCTAATTCTACGCCTATCTTGAAAAGTAGAGGCGTAGGGTCTTCGGGAAGTGGGAAGAATGAGCTAATGAAAGAGATACTGTCGGTTATGGCATCGTCTATAACAGCTTGATTTAGTGTGTAAGCTCCATCTAAGTCGCTTAATTCTAAGAGTTGTTCTTCTCCTAGTTCTGCTATTAAATCATCATTTATTATTATCACGCGATACTCCCCGCCACAACAACAGTAGTAGGAGGTAACTCATTTAAGACATCACGCGAAGCTACAGTTAAGATCTTGCTTCTAGCGTCAAAATTCTCTTCAGAAGAAAATTCAATAGTACTTGCTTCTAAAAATAAGTCAGAATCCCCACAGTAAGATATTTCAATGGTAGGCTGATGTATAGCTGACAACGGCACATACTGATGTCTTCTATTTGTTGAGTCTGAAACAATGAGCTTATTGTCAAAAACGCACACAGTCCTAATATCTGAGAATCCAAAAAGTGTGTGCTTCTCTACGGGATAGTTTTCTATCATGTCTTTACCAAGATAGCTTATAAGTTCTCCCGTGACTAAAGAGAGGCATATTATTCTCTCTACGACACCTACTGCGATGTATATAAAATTTACATCATCGCTTATCCAAAAATCCATAAGTGAGAAAGTGTCATACGGCAATGACGCGGGTTTTACAATCTCTTTATTATATGTATATGTATTTGTATCTGCATCATGTGTAAATACTCCGATAGTCTTACTGTAGCCATTAAGTATAAATAGATACGAAGTGTTATTTGTCGAGTTGTAAGCCGTTTTGATCTGTGTCGGTCTATAGACAGTTCCTGAACTGTAATTTGTCGTTGAGTCTCCTCCACAGTGTTCTTTTACTAAATCTCCTGTCTCTGCATCTAATTCTATAATGAAGCCATTGCTTATAGTAGAGCCATCGGCTTTTCCATAATAACTTGAAACTAAGACATTTCCATTTTGGGCAAGTGCTACACCTGTTGGGCTATAGAGCTTACCATCTACGGGGTCACCCTTAGTTGTATCTCCAAAGACCCACTTAAATTCTCTAGTCTCTTTGTCGTAGGCTGTGACTTTGTTTCTAGAGTATGAAACTGCATAAACTATGGTATCTGATACTGTTAACATAAAGGTGTCATACAAATCTTCTATCTCTGTACCATCTTGTAAAAAAGTACCTTTGTAATTGAGATTTTTATCAAATAAAAAAATACCATTTCCTGTTGGAATCCAAAGAGTATCATCTGCGACGTGATAAGGATTTAGAGTTGTTCCTATAGTGACAAGTGCATTGTCATATTCTGATGAGAACGTCCCTACTCCTTTTAGCGTGGCTACTCCACTACTAACACTTAACAAGTCCCCCTCTCTGTCTGCAATAGTAAGCTCGTCCCATCGCTTTAGATGGTCTTGCGTTTCGGCGTATTCGGGAGGAAATGTTTCTGCTAACTTGATATAGTTTGTCAACTCTTTAGTCGGATTTCCTAGTGTCGCCATAGCTCTCTTATTGTTCAAAATATCCTCTAAAAAAAACTTTAGTGCCATAATATCTCCTTTTATTGTTGTGTTTATACATTAAAAAAAAAGAGTAATAATCTACTTTTTTAACGCATATTTAAATTGTCTACCACACGCTACTTTTCTACCACAAGCCCATTATGTGGGGCTTGTGAGTGGTTTTAGATAACCACAGCGTCACAAATTCCATTTGGATTTGGAATAGGTAGAGGTGTAGACTTAGAAACAATCACCCACGCGGATGGGATTTGTTGCAAGATTGGTTTAACAAAAAGAGGAAGAGGTTTAAGACCAGCTTCAATGTCATGGATAGCTAAGTATCTAAACCCAAAGCTATCTTTAGCAATAGCTTTCATCTTCCCATCAACAATACCTTTTTTGTAATCTTTAGTATTTGGGTCCCAATACTCTGCTGTTAATGCAGAAATAGTGTATCCTGCCACAATGATGCTATCTTCTTTCATCTCTACACGGATAGAAGAGTTTGAAATGTTGGCACAAATCTTTGCAATCACATCAAAAACATCTTCTGCACACTCAAAGCTAATCTTTGTGCCTGCTCCTGTTCTTTTTATTCTTTTTGCCATACCGCGAAGAATATTTAAAAGTGTTCCAACGTTTGCATCCTCATGTGAAAGCTTCATTGCAGGAGTATAAAGCAAAGGTGTTCCAAAGTCAACGGTGTAGGTATCAAAAGAACCATCTCCTACTTTCATA